GACGCTGTTTGGAAAAGGGCAGCCCCTTTGCGTTTCAACGCGATCAATTTGATAAATCAAAGGAGAGCCAACATATGTTGCCACCGCTATGGCACGCTCCATAAGGATGACCGCTCTTTCCCCTCCACAAAGTCCAGTGATATCGCCGGAGTCGGGCAAAATTTGGCTATCCGCTTGATCTGTACCTATCGTCCAGCTTGTCTCATCGTTGAGGCCTGACCATCTGACCTTGTTTGGGACACGGCCTGCTCCTTCGTCGATGTTAGCCGTCCAGACTTGGTCTCTGACGACTGCGATATATTCTGCCTTCGGTGCTGTGCCTGACAGATCGGAGAAAGACGAGTCAGTGCCGACATTGAATTTCTGAAGCTCCTCACCTGTGCCTCCCGCCGCAATCACATTGGTTCCAAACTGAACGAAGCGCCAACGCTCCGCGCCTGTTAGATCATAGGCAGGCGAACCAGACTTACTGACATCATCAAGATTGCTACTGCCCTGATTGAATTTGTAGAGCTTCCCAGCATCGCCAGCGAACAACGAGATATTCGCGCTGGAATCCTTGACAGATACAACGCCTCTGATACGGCTATCCGCAGCATTAGAAAACGCAACAGCAGATGGATAACTCCTGTATCCACCAAGAGCAGGCACAACATTTGTTGCAACCGTGACCCCGCCGTTTTCCATATCGGGCTGTGAGGGCAGCCATTCACCGAACTTAATCATTGTATAAACCAGACCTCATTGCCTTTAGACTGAACCGCCCAAATCTCTGAACCAGCCGTTTGAATTGTCCATGTCTCGCTGCCAATAGGCTCGCCTGTCCATTCTTCGCCTAAAATTTTCGCGTCTACTGTGGCAGTTACAGTTGTGTTTGCGGTTGCCACAAAAGCAAACTCACCAGTTGGCGAGGCTGTGGCAGTAGCCTCTGTCGAAACCGTAGCGTCTGCCAGGAACACAAAGTTTGCGGTCACATCCGGCGCTGTCGCTGATGTGTCTACCGTTGCCTCAACTTGACGAACAGGCGTTGGTGTCGCCGTTGCGGTAGCGCTTACAGATACGCTGGCTTGCACCATGCGTATCGGAACAAACGCAGCCGTCGCGGTACTGGTGGTTGAAACGCTTGCCTCAACCTGCCTAATGACCACACAAGCAGCAGATGCTGTTGCGCTTGTCGAGACATTAGCATCAACCTCAATCGCAAAAACAATCTCTGCGGTTGCTGTTGCAGTTGTCGAGGCTGTTGCCAAGCCCTGCTTAACAGCAAGTGATGTCAGCGAGTCTAAATTGCCAAATGTGTCCAGACTGTCGAGGTTCGCACCCCAATTATCTAGCTGCTCAAGGGTTGGGCTTTGCCACTCAACCTTGTCCATGTCGGATGCGCTGTCGAGCGACCATCCAACTCTGGGGTAACTGCCATCAAGCGAGGTGGTTATCTGGTCAAGGTTAGGAATACCCAAAGCCATAACAACCCCCTATCAATCGGCGTTGATGGTCAAAGAGCCGCTTGCTACCTTTAAAATATCTCCACTGCCGATTGCTTTGCCTGTTGAAAAAGCCCCATTAAAAAGCTGGTTACCGCCAGAGCTTGCGTCATAAATAGCCCAAAAGCTCACGGTTCCCCATGAAGCTGTTGCGGCTGGAAACTCGACTGCGGAGTTGCTTGAAATACTGCCACTTGCTGCTGATGCAAATGTAACAGCCCTGCGAGCGTAGCCGTTGCCGGATAACTCTGTGCCAGAGTCATCGTCATTCATTGATGCAGTTGATAGGCCAAGATACACAGCCGATGGCGCGGTTGTGCTGGCTGTACCTGTGAAATGGTCAAGGTATTTTAGCTCTAAATAATCACTCATTGCCGTCATGGCTTACTCCTAGATATTTGCTTGACGCTGATAAACGGACTGAATTTGTAAGGCACCACTTCCATAGCTAGAACGATCTTCGTCCTTTCGCACTTCATCTATAATGCGGCTGAACTTTTGATCGTATAACTGCGCTCTCTGGTCATCCATCAGATACAAATAAGCCTCAACGAGACTACCTGTTAGATATGCGTCAGGGTGCCTTGTGAGCATCGTGTTTGATGTATTGGTGTTAGACAAAGCTGGCAGATTGCCAATATATATGATCTCCATCACATAAGCTGAGTCAGGCACAGGCCGCAGCTTGATTTCCTGACCAACAACAGAAAACGCAGACGGCAGACCACTGCTGCCGCTTGGGAAGGTGTTGTCCAAAGCCACAGGAGACATATATTCAAGCACAGCGTTCGGGCTGGTGTTCAGCTTTACCTGGCGAAGCTGCCTCATGTCAGTTGGGAGCGCCGTAAACTCATCACCAGCAGTCAATGTCGCCAAAGCACGCTTCTCTTGCTCACGAGTCTCAAGCTCACGAGACAACCGCGCCTCTGCCAGAGTTATAAAGTCGGGTATCTGACTGGTGAGGTCTGTTCTCGCGAGGCTGTTTGCGATAGCTGTTTGGAGCGTGGAATAATCAATTATTGCCATTAGATGCGTCCGCCACCTGTTCTAAAAAACCTGTTGTTTGGATCATTTAACCAACGCGCCCAGTCTTTTGGGTTGTCGGATGGATGCCCAAACTTCTCTCGCAGTTGCATGTAAAGCTGATTTGGTATCTCAGCGACTTGCTGATGATGCCGTTGGGTGTTCCCGATCAGCTTCCCATACTGCCATGCGTTTTGCTTCTGCTTGTTAGCCTCAATGATGTGGTCAACATTCTGCCGCTGCACGATGGTCGCCTTGCCATCGCGATCAAACTCCATAGTGGTCTGTTTGCCTGCAGCAGGATCAGAAGAAATAACTCTTTTACGTTCCATAAAATCTCCCTTAAAAAAAGGGCGACCCGAAAGCCGCCCTCTTAATTTTGTTCAAGTAGGCTTAGGAGCCATTCAGTCCAATCACGGCTGCGTGTGCCTTCGGAGCGTCTGGCATTAAAGTCCACTCCGTCAGAATTTGTCGTTTCTGAGCGTCACCTGTGGCGGCAATTTCTTGCTCCGCAAAGTTACGTCCATTGATTGCACCAATGGCAACGTGGTCTGGGTCAATCAAGAACACTTTGTCATTTGACATCGACCGAGAGGGGATGACCTCTAACTGACCGAAATCATTGAACAAAATTGAGACCGCTCCGTTGAAGGACACAGGCTTTGAAGCAGTTGTTGTGGCTTGGTTTGTCACCAAGTTTGTACCTGCTTGGCTAAGATCAGAGATATTAGCTCTATTTCCCGCACTTGCCACCAACAAACGAGGATTACCACCGTCTGTCCAGGCTGCTTGCATCGCTGTGTCGATCTGAGCCAAAGTCAAGGCACGAGCGGTGCCTGTCAAATCAGCCACATCACTGCCGTCACCTGTCGCAAAGGCCATGTCTGATGGCGCATCACCGTTTGTGATCCAAGTGATCAATGATGCTGATTTGCGCGGTGAGCCTGAGTCACGAGCCACGTTTGTGTCAGTGACCATCTTTTCGATGTCTCTACGCAAATCAAGTCCGGCTAACACCGTTTGATATGCTACTTCTGACTCGACTCCCGCCTTATCAACAGCCTCAACCGTTCCAGAAATTAGAAAACCTCTGGTTGACACCTGATGATAATTTCCGAATCTCGTCAGAGCGGTCACGCCTGTGTCGGTCATGTCCGCACCTTCTGCGCGGTGGTTATTGGTTGCAGGCGTTGCCAGTTCTTGAACTAAGAACTCAGCAAAAATGCCGTTGTTGGTGCGCTTTTGCGCTGCTGAATAAACAGGAGTCTCATCGCTGTCAATCCGAGCGATAACATCGGAGAGGGTCTCTCTTTCTCCGATTTTTGTTGCTGTGGTTAAAGTCGCCATAATAATTACCTCACATTAGCGATTAAGTAGAAGATCCACCGCAGAGGCTATTGAACCCTCTTTGGCATGACGCTGGCGCAGTTTTTCTTTGCGCCGTGATGCCACTTCATTCTTGCTGCGAGGAACTCCGGCTTTTGCCATTTTTGGCGCACGCTTGACCTTTTTCTTAGCTTCAGGCGTTGCCGCTTGTAGCTTTGAAAGTTGCCAGGAGTGGTACAGAGCAATAATAGCCCTGTGATCGGCTGCTTGAGATATTTCTTCGTCAGTGTATCCCAATGTTTTCGCGTGTTTGATTAAGCTGGCACGCTCAGTATCGCGGACTTTTTCGTCCTTCCACTGAGGCAACCGCTCAAGCATGAGTTCTGACTGCTGAGACAAATGCCGCTGCATAAGCTCTTGGTTTTCCCTAGCACGCTCTTTTGCAACACGATTTTGTTCAACCCGCACTTTTTGCAGGTTTTCTTTGCGTGTGTTCCAATCTTGGACAAGCCTAGTGTATTCCTTCGCATCAAGCTCTTGATATGCCTTATCCCAATCAGGTTCTTTACCAAGACCCTGTTCAAGTTGGCTTCCCAAGTCCTGAAGCGTGTTTGCATACGCATCACGCAGTTGAGCGGTTTGGGCGCGGACTTGTTCAAATTCTTCTTGTTCAGCTTTGAACTCTTTGCGCTCGCTCGCTAGTTGCTGCGTCTTTCGCGTGTAATCAGCCTCGCGCGTGTAACCTTTGAGGGCTTCATCAAGGGTTACATCGATCTCTTGTCCCGCCAAATTGACGGTATAGACATCTTGCTCCTCGTAGTCGTCCTCATCAGCTTCATCGCTGGCTTGATCTTCCTCTTCGTAATCGTCCTCAGTGAGTTCTAATTCCTCACCTTCAACGGCTTCTTCTTCAGAGGGCAAAACCTGATCTTCGACAATCGCTTCTTCAGGTTGCGCGGCTGGCTGCTGTTCAGTTGCCTCGTGTCGAGACTGAAGCAACAACCCTGCTGCATCTTCAAGTGAAAGATTATTGGTTTCCGCTTCGGGTTGAACCATCTTTAGCTCCTAATATATTAAAATTTTAGCCGATCCTTTGCGAGTTTTCCGTCCTCAAGGACTTTGACAAAGTGTCCCTTGAGAGCATCTAGTGCTTGCAAAAGCTGGTAGATGTTCTCGCGTGCTGCCTGGTCAGCAATCGCTGACTGTTTCCACGCGGTAACAAATTCTTGTTCCAGAGTTTCAAATGCCTCTGTGATAAGCGGATCGCTCAGTAGCGCTTCCACTTTCGCTGCACGCTCCATGTCGTGCCTCAGTTTCCCCTCGTTCATCTTAGGCGAGTGAAACCAGTTAAATTCATCGGTGTTCGACCATAATATTGTGGTCTGTAAGCATATGACTCCTGAAAGCGGCGGTTTGCCGTATTAAAGTCAAAACCTGATGGCAGGCCAGTTGGCGCTTGGTCAAGCGCCGTCATGCGAACATACATATCTGGGTCAAGAGGGAAGTTAGTTACTGGCTGACCGCCCCCCGCTTGGTCAGATGTTACATCATTCTCAACACAAGCATTTTTATCAGGATCAAAACTATAACCATCAGGACAACTTACAGCCCCTGTCATTGGGTTTTGAACAGGCGGCACTTCAGGCTCGCCATCCCCGCCCCTGTCGTTAGCAAAGCCACGAGAGCCTTGACCTGAAGGGTTGAAATCAGGTCGACCAGTGTATGTTTCAAACACGGCGTTTGGGTCGATACCCAGCAAATTAGAAAAAGGCGAAAGAGTGGCAAGTTGTGACAACCCTTTTCCAAACGCGCTGTCGTCTATCGATTTGACCCCTTGCACTATGCCCTGATCATCAACGGCATAGCCTGTCACTTTGCCCTTCGCAATTTCGTCCAGAATCCCCCTCGCGTTGAACCCAAATGGGCTTTCAGCGCGAGTTTCTAGATTTGCTATTTGATCTGGTGTTATGCCGCCAAACAGCCTTGCATCACGATAACCTGTTGACGCATCACTGAGGTCGTAACCCATTTGGTCTGCATATGCTTCGACATCTTCAGGTGAAACAGCGTCATATTCATCATCCATGCCATAGACATCTTGCGTCTCTGTTACTTCGTCTGGATTGCTAAATGTAGGATCTGTTACCGCCCCGACATAGTTTTCAGTGATATCATATGTTGGGGTGCCGAGCCTGCGGTTCCTATCAATTATATCGCTAACGAGCGACCTGTTTGCGAATGATGACGGTGTGCCAACAGATGTGTAATTAGCGAGATTATTGATTGCCGCTTGGACAGTTGGACTAGCGCCAATAATATCCTGCGCTGCACGCACTCCAGCATTGACATTCATAGGGTCTGCCGCACGAGCCGCATCAACAGCATCCATCACATCTTGTGTGGCTTGAACGGCTGTGGCTGTATTGGCATTGGATCTGTCAAAATTGTTGTCAAATTCATAACCACCAATATCGACGCCCTGATCTTGAGCCGCAGCGGCAGCAATATCTTGCTGCAAATCCTGATCCATGTCCTCGTCAGACATACCACCAGAGTCACCACCACCGTCCGAACCAAAGCAATACATCTGCTGATGCATATGTTTGCCGTAGTCATAACCGTTAATCAGATCGCGTCCGCGCATATCCAGTCCTCTTCAAAGCGGGTCGATACCAGTTGCACCGAAATCCCTCTCCGTGTCTGCCCTTCACAAATTTGTGAAAATGCTTTGTCATTTGCCGCACGTTGCCATGCGGTGCTATCAGGTCGGGGACAAACAAATTGTCGCCACTTTGCCAGTCTTGCTTCTCAATCGTCCGCTTGCCACTCATAAGCTCGTCAAGCGCCCAATCGCTCACATATCCAAACGTGATCAACCCGATTGGCATCTCGCCATCATAATAAATCAAGCATTGGTTCAGCGTGATCGGATAGCCGATGCAGGCCATGATCTTTGACAGCTTCCAGTGCGTGTAAGTTCCTGTGCTTGCCAAGAGAAGGCAGGCATCTCCAAACTGACTCATGCTCGTGGCAGGTTGGTCGATATCTCTGCGTCAGTGATTGCTTTGGCTGCGCGGAGTTGACTTTCCGCTTGTAACTCTTGCCGCCGGAGATCAAGCTCCAACATCATCTTTTCACGCTCCAAAGAGATCTCTGCATCCAGCTTGGCTTTTTTCAACTCAAAGTCTTGCTGAAGTTTCATTATTTCTGGCGATGGCTGTTGCTGTTGCTGTGATGCCATCTGCTGCTGTTCCATTTGCGCCTGCATCGGGTCTTTGAAATAGCGGCTGGCATCTTTCATGCCAGCAAGCTCAACATATTGGCGCAGAGTGTTTGTGTATTGCTCTACAGAAACAATCGGGTTGTTCACGCCTAGCTGCTGCAAGATTTGCTCTTGCTTGACGATGATCTCCATCAAACGAGCCATCTTCTCTTGCTCGTCCATAGTGCCAAG